CCTGCCGCGCTCTCTCTCCCCAGTCAGACCAGTCCACGTCCACGGATCACCAGCGCGAGCAAGGCGCGACCCATGGCCATCACGCGCGAGCCACTGGAGATCCGCGCCGACCTGGCGTGGGACGCGGAACGGGTGCGCGCCTACCCCTGGCTGGCCGACTTCGCTGACGTTCCGGAGAACGCGGCGCCACCGCTGGCCATGACGTACCCGACGGCGGACGCCGTGTGCAGTTACGGCTGGTCGGGCTGCACCCACCTGCCCGACGACCTGGTGGTGGGGACGGCGCCGGTGGTCGAGTGGGCGGAGCGCGAGCACCGCATGACGCTGCGGTGGTGGCAGCGGCTGGCCATCGTCCGGCAGCACGAACACCGCGCCGACGGGTCGCTGATCTGGGCCGAAGTGGTGGAGTCCGCGTCCAGGCGCAGTGGCAAGTCGCACCGGATGCGCGCCGTGGCCACCTGGCGCCTGGCGCACGCCGCCGTGATCGGTGAAGTCCAGTCCGTCGTCCACTGCGGGAACGACCTGGCGGTGTGCCGCGACGTGCAGAAGAAGGCGTGGCGCTGGGCGCAGGGTCGCTGGGGCAAGTCAGCGGTGAAGGAAGGCAACGGCAAGGAGGTTGTGGAGAACCCCACGGACGGGTCGTCGTGGGTGGTGAAGGCGCAGGGTGCTGCCTACGGACTGGACGCCGGACTGGCGATGGCGGATGAGTGCTGGGACGTGAAGCCAGACACGATCTCGGAAGGACTCGAGCCGATGTTGCTGGAGCGCCTGTGGGCGCAGCTGCACCTGACCAGCACCGCGCACCGGCGCGCCAGGTCCACGATGAAGACACGCATCGCGCAGGCGCTGGCGGTGGACGACGGGCGCACGCTGCTGCTGTGGTGGGCCGCGCTGCCGCAGGACGACCCTGGCGCGCTGGCCACCTGGCGGAAGGCGTCACCGCACTGGTCGGAGGACCGCCACCGCATCCTGGCCAGCAAGTTCGAGAAGGCGCTGGCCGGTGAGGAAGATCCCGAAGCCGACGACCCCGACCCGATGGAAGGGTTCCGAGCGCAGTACCTGAACGTGTGGCCACCGCTGAACGTGAAGCCTGTGCGGGGCGACGCCATCGTGGACAAGGCGTCCTGGTCGGAACTGACCATGCCGCGTCCCGACCGCGCGCCGGACGGCGCAGCCATCGCCAACCACTTCGACGCGGGGTATTCCGTAGCGCTCGCCTGGCGTCTGCCCGACGGCGCCGCACTGGTGGACGTGACAGCGTGTCCCGACCTGGCCACCGCTGCGCTCCTGGTCGTGGACTACTCCGGCCAGGTCGTCGTCGGCGGGAGCCTGGTGGACGACCCGACGCTGCGGAGCCTGCGCCCCGTGAAGGGATCGGGCACCGGCGTGCTGGCCGTCACCGACCTGGCGCGCGTGCTGTCGGAAGGACAGTTCACGCACACCGGCACGCCGGACCTCACGTCACAGGTGCTCGGCGTCCGGACCGTTCCAGGCGCCGACGGCGCACGCCTGGCCAGCCAGGGACGGGTGGACGGAATCAAGGCAGCGATGTGGGCAGCAGGCGCCGCGCGAGCGCGTCCGGCACGACGGACCGGACGCCGCGTCCTGGTCCCTACGGTGTAGAGCCCCGCTGTACAGACGGGCGCCCCTGGTCACTCCCCCGGACCAGGGGCGCCGCACGCCGGTGGCAGCCACTTCGGGACGCCCCTCCCGACGGAGCAGTGACCGCCACCGGCGCTCCACCCTGGTGCCAGTGTGCGCCCGATTCCGTTACAGGTCACGCCATCGTTTGGGGATCTCGACACGCCGACCAGGCGCAGGTTCCCCAGCCGCCGGCTGTTGCGCTGGGATCGTTCTGCCCGTGGGAATCCGAGATGCAGCACGCCGCGTCCTGTCACTGCCGACCGCCGTGGCGGTGGCCACCGAAGCCGAGCCGTACGCGCGCCAGGTGTTCGCCATCGAGCCCCACATGGTGAGCGCGCTCGGCATCAACGCCGACCCCGCCACCGCTGCCACCACCGCCACCGCTCCGCCGATCTCGCGCGCGCTGGCCATGCAGGTGCCTGCGGTGAAGCGCGTTCGGGATCTCACCTGCAACGCCGCAGGCACCGCACCGCTCCGGCTACGGAATGCCGCCACCGGCGCCATCGTCCCCTGGTCGCTGTTCGACCAGCCGGAGAAGGGGCGCGCCAGGTCGGTGACCATGACGCGCACCTACGAAGATCTGGTGTTCGACGGCGTGGCGTGGTGGTACACCACGGAGTTCGGCTGGCACGGGTATCCCACCTACGTGATCCGGATGAAGCCTGGTCGCATCCGCGTGGACGACGACCGTGGCGTGGTGTACATCGACGGCAAGGAAGCCACGCCCGACGACCTGAACCGGCTGATCCGGTTCGAGTCTCCGAACGACCCGCTCCTGGTCGCTGGCGCTCGCGCCATCCGGACGTGCCTGATGCTGGACCACGCCGCAGCGATGCTGGCCGATGGCGTCCCGCCGACGGAGTACTTCACCCCGAGCGAAGGCATGGACCCGTCCACCACGGACGACGAGATCGTGGCCATGCTGAACAACTACATCGAGCAGCGCCGCGCCAGGAAGGTGGGATACATCCCGACGGCGCTGGACTACCACACCGGCCAGGGGTTCAACGCGGAGCAGCTGCAACTGGCGGAGTCCCGCCAGCACGCCGTGCTGGAGATCGCGCGACTGGCCAGTGTGGACCCCGAAGAAGTCGGGGTGTCCACCACCAGTCGGACCTACAGCAACATGTTCGAACGGCGCCGCCAGTTCACCGACTTCACCACCGGCCCGTACCAGGTGGCTGTCGAAGGACGCCTGGTCATGCCCGACGTGACGCCGCGCGGCACCGAACCGTTCACCGACCTGACGGCGTTCCTGGGCACCGACCCGGCAGCGCCTGCCACCCCAGCGCGTGACGCCGCACCGGCGCGCGCACTCCCTGCCGGACAGGAGTCCCGAGCATGACCATCCGCCGATTCCCGCACCAGGTCACCGTGAGCCGTGCCGATCTCGGACTGGCGCAGTTCAGCCTGGACCTGACCACCGACGCCGCTGGCGGTGGTCCGGTGTTCAGCGTGGACAAGGAGTCCAGGGTGATCCGTGGACGCGCCATGCCGTTCGGCGTGGTGGGCACGAAGCAAGGCGTGAAGTTCCAGTTCGGTCCTGGCGTGATCGAGTGGGACAAGGCGAACCCGAAGCGCGTGAAGATGTACATCGGCCACGACGTACACCAGGCGGTCGGGCACATCTTCGAACTGGTGGAGTCCGACGACGGACTGGACTACGCCGCGAAGATCGCGCAGACACCCGAAGGTGACCGCGCGCTGCAACTGGCCGACCCCGATGGCGATGCCGTCTGGGACGGCGTGAGCATCGGACCGGGCGAAGGCGTCCAGTTCGAACTGGTGGACGGCGTGTACCACGCACGCCGCTACCCGCTGCGGGAGATCTCCCTGACACCGCAGCCAGTGTTCACCGGCGCCCGTGTGGCGTCGGTGGCCATGAGCCACACCACCACCAGCACCACCGACAAGGAAGGCACCACCCTGATGAACTGCCAGCACTGCGGAGCACCGGCGCACACCGGCGCGTGTGACCCCACCACGCTCGCCGCGTTCACCGCTGCGAACACCCCGCCTGCCGCCGTGCCCGGTGGCCAGGCGCCCGACTTCTCCGCCGTCACCACGGCCATCACGGACGCGGTGAACGCGGGGTTCCAGAACCTCCAGTTCCCCCAGCGCGAGCAGGGTGACCTGGCGCCTGGTGGGTTCCAGGTGTCGGAGCCGAGCCCGTACCGCTTCGACGGCACCGCTGGCGCGCACTCCTTCTCGGACGACCTGCGCCAGTACCCGAGCAACCCCGACGCCCGTGGGCGCCTGGACCAGTTCATGCAGGACGCCTGGGACGCGCAGTTCGCTGTGACTCCCGCCAACGTCGGCGCGCTGAACCCCACGCAGAACCGTCCGGACCTGTTCGTCCCGAACCTGACGTTCACCCGTCCCCTGTGGGAGATGGTGACCACCGGCGTGGTGGACAACCAGACGCCGTTCACGATCCCGAAGTTCGCCAGCGCCACCGGCCTGGTCGGGACGCACACCGCTGGCGTGGAGCCGACGCCCGGCGCGTTCACCGCCACCGCGCAGACGGTGACCCCGGCGCCGATGAGCGGGAAGGTGGAGATCCTGCGCGAAGTCTGGGACCAGGGTGGTACGCCCCAGGCGGACCAGATCATCTGGGGCGAGATGCTGAACGGCTACTTCGAAGCCATCGAGGCGCGGATTGCCACCGTGCTGAACGCCGTGCCGACGGCGGAGATCAACCTGGCCAGCGCCGTGGACAGCGCGCTGGTCAACTCCCTGACCGGCACCCTGGTGGACCTCCAGTTCGTCCGTGGCGGGAACCGCTACACCGCGCTGGCGCTGGACGGAATGCTGGGCAAGGCGCTGGTCCAGGCGAAGGACGGCAGCGGCAGGAACCTGCTGCCCGTGCTCGGCGCCAGCAACGCCAACGGCACCACGGATGCGGGGTTCGACGGCGTGAACATCGGCACGCTGAAGGGTCGGTTCGCCTGGGCGCTCGGCGCCACGAACGCCAGCAAGTCGCACCTGTTCGTCCCGTCGTCCGTCTGGGCGTGGGCCAGCGCCCCGAAGAAGTTCCTGTTCGAGTACCGCGTGAGCGCCGTGGACCTGGCCATCTGGGGCTACAGCGCCGCTGCCGTCACCCGCGACAGCGACGTCCGGCCGATCGACTACACCACCGCCGACGCCTGAGCCTGACGCCGACCAGGGGCGGGGGACGTGGAACACACCCCCGGTTCCGTTCCGCGCCCCTCCCACGCACCGACAGACACCACCAGGAAGGCACCACCATGAGCACCAGCAAGGACACCGGACCCACCACCTGGTCGCTCGGCGGAACCCCGCCCGAGCCCCAGAAGGTGGACCTGCCGAAGCAGCCGACCACGCCCGACGAGATCGCAGCTGCTGCGAAGAAGGCGGAGAAGGTGAACACCGCCGCGACCCACACCGGCACCGACCCGCTGGGCCGCGCCGTCGGTCCGAAGGAGAGCCACAAGGAGATCAAGAAGGTGCGCCACCCCGAGTCGGGGAAGGTCGTCACGCCGAAGTCCGACGGCACGCTGCCCGAGCAGCCGAAGGCGAAGCGCTGACCCATGGCCACCCCGCCCGACCTGGCAGCCGTCAAGGCGTACCTGGGAGACACGCACTCCTGGGACGACAGCGCGGTGGAGGAAGCGCGCCTGGCGGAGATCGCGGCGCAGTCCCGTGCGTGCCGCATCCCCGTGGAGGAAGGCGCCTACCCCGCCGACCTGGACGAAGCGCTGTGCCGTCGAGTCGCTCACAACCTGGCGTTGCGTAACCTCCCGCTCGGCATCCAGGCGAACGTCAGCGACATGAGCGTGGCCACCACGCGCGTCGGTGGCATGGACGCCGAAGTGCGGCGCCTGGAGGGACCGTGGCGGAAGGTGGTGTTCGGGTGAGCGCCGAACTGCGCCAGGCGCTGGCCGACGCGGTGAACCCCGTGCTCGGCGGTCCGAAGAAGTGCGCCCCGTACTACCGCCAGTCTGCGAAGCCTGGCGATGCGTGGGTGTCCTTCGGGCGCCTGGACCGCGACGACACCCGCCTGGGGTTCATGGAGTCCTGGTCGGTTCGGGTCGTGCTCGCGCAGGATCTCGCCACCGCTGAGGAGTGGGCCGACGAGAACACCGCAGCGCTGGTGGAGGCGCTGTCAGAACACCTCACCATCACCGCCGTCGTCATGGTCACCCTGGCCATGGACACCGGCAACATCCCCGGCATGGTCGTCGAAGGCGTCCGGCCCAACTGAGAACAGGAGATCCATCCCATGGCAGCACTGGGCACCCGCCTGCTGAAGATCAAGATCGGAACGGTGGAGCACACCGCCGAAGTGTCGAAGTGTGAAGTCCTGGCGCGCGGCGCTGACAGCGACTTCACGTCCTTCGCGGACGCCGCTGGTGGCGGTGCTCGGGAGTACGTCCTGGCGCTCACGTTCCGCCAGGACCTGGCAGCCACCGGCACGCTGTGGCGCTACCTGTGGGCGAACGCTGGCACGTCCATGGCGGTGAAGGTGAACCCCTACGGCAACGCCAGCGCCAGCACCACGGAGCCCCACTACACCGGCAACGTCGTGATCACGGAGCCCGACGGCACGCTGATCGGCGGTGAGGCGAACAGCAGCACCAGCGCCAGGTTCGTGAACAGCGTGGAGTGGGTGTTCACCGCGAAGCCGACGGAGGTCACCACCGCCACGCCGTTCTGATCCCACGATCTCCGGTCCCTGGCGCGTGTCGCCTGCAACGTCGGGGAAGGGCGCACCAGTCGAGGAACGCGCCAGGGACCGGACCACCACCCACCACCAGCACAGACCAGGAGACAGCACCATGACGAAGCCGAACCCGAAGCCGATGGGCACCGTGATCGACGTGCCCGACGGCGCCACCATCGTCCGTCCCGACGGCAGCGCCATCACCGTCCGTGGTGGCCAGTACGCGCTGGACGCCCCTGGCGTCCACATCATCGACGGGCGCGACACCATCGTGGAGGCTGACGGCGGGACCGCCGACCAGCCGAGCGCCTGACCTGATGGCACGGGTAGACGACGGCGGAGCGCCCCAGGCGCTGCGCTCCGCCGCGTCCGACCTGGACACGATGGACGCCTATGGCGCCATCGCCATCGAGGCTGCCGGAGTCCTGCGCGGGTTCATGCCCGTGGACACCGGACGCGCCCGTGCCAGCGTTCGTCCTGCCCGTGCCGAAGGCATGGCAGTTGTCACAGCCGGAGGACCGGAAGCGCCACACGTTCCGGTCCTTCGGGCCACCCACCCCAGCAGGTTCGTCCAGCGCACCGACGCTGCCATGGAGCAGCGCGCGGCTGACGCACTCGAGCGGGAGTGGGACCACATCGCACAGAGAAACGGACTCGCATGACACACGAACTGGACACCACCGACCAGCAGCTGCACGCCGACGACCAGGCGCCGGCTGTTGTCCACACCGCCACCGTCCCGCCTGGCCAGTACCTGATGAGCCTGACGGGGTTCGATGAGATCGCCATCGCTGCGAACTTCGGCCAGAAGGTCACGTCACTGCGCCAGGAGGACGCCGTGACGGTGGGCCGCGCGCTGGCGTTCGTCCACTACCGGCGCGAGGAAGGCGGGCGCCTGCGCGACAAGGAAGCGCACGACAAGGCGATGGGACTCACCATGCAGCAGGTGGTGGACTTCTTCCCGCCTGAGCAGAAGTCAGACGGCAGCACCGACCAGGACGCCGACGGCGTGGCGTCCACCTACGCCGACCAGGCGGTGGCGGTGGTCCGTATCGGCATCGCGCCGTCGGAGTGGAAGGCGCTGACGGCAGCCGAGCGGGACGCCATCATCGCGGAGCACAACCACTGCGCCGACGCGGCACGGGGGCGCTGACCCATGGCCAAGCCTGTGAAGGTGGCGTTCGAGTCCACGGGACTCGACTCCCTGGCGTCCGATCTCGACAAGGGCGCCGTGGCGCTGGACGACTTCGCTGCTGATGCCGTCCAGGCAGGTTCGAAGGCGGAAGGTGCGCTGTCCGGCGTCGGTGACAAGGCGGACGCCGTGGGTTCGGCATCTTCACAGGCTGCCGGTGGTATCGGGGATCTCGGCGGTGCGCTCGCGCTGATGCCTGGTCCCCTGGGCGCCGTCGGCGCAGGCATGGAGGCAGCAGCGCCAGCCATCATGGGCGTGACGGGTGCTGCCGACCTGCTGAACCTGGCCACCACGAAGTTCCCAGCGCTGGCGAAGGCGCAGACCATCGCCACGAACGTCCTGGCAGGGGCGCAGCGCGCGCTGAACGCCGTGATGGCGGGGAACCCCATCGCGCTGGTCGTGCTCGCCATCGTGGCGCTGATCGGCATCCTGGCCGTTCTGTACAACAAGAACGAAGGGTTCCGTGACCTGGTGAACGCGGTGTTCGGACGGTTCAAGGAGGTTGTGGGCCAGGCGAAGGAGAAGTTCGTGGACTTCGCCAGCGGCGCCGTGGACAAGATCGGCAACGTGATGGGCAAACTGTCCGACCTGAAGGACCGCATCGAGTCTGCTGTGACCACCGCTCGGGAGAAACTGGAGAGCGCTGGTAACAAGTTCGGTGACCTGCGCGAAGCGGCGCGTAACGCAATCGGCACCTACAGCGCCGACGGTGGTGGCGTGCTGGGGAAGGTCCACGACATTGTCACCGGCGTCGGGAACCTGCCTGGCGTGATCTCCGAGAAGGCACAAGGGCTGTTCGCGCCGATCCGTGAGAACGCGCTGGCCGTGATCGGCACCTATGGCGCCGACGGTGGCGGGGCGCTCGGCAAACTGCACGACATCGTGTCCACCATCGGTGGCATGGGCGCCGCCATCCGTGAGAAGGCGTCGGGTATGTGGGACGGGCTGTCCGGTTCGTTCAAGGGCGCCATAAACCTGATGATCGGGTGGTGGAACAACCTTTCGTTCCACATCGACATTCCGGACAAGATCCCTGGACTGCCGGACTCCTTCACGATCTCCACCCCGAACATTCCCATGCTGGCCGACGGTGGACTGGTCACCCGTCCCACCCTGGCCGTCGTCGGTGAGGCTGGACCCGAAGTCGTGATCCCGCTGAACCGGCTGGGCGACTTCGGTGGCGGTGGACGCCTCCAGGTGGACCTGACGCTGACGCCGACCGTCCTGGACACGCTGCTGATGGGCAAGCACTACGCCACCAGCATCGACGCCTACCGATCGCACGGTGGTGCCTGATGCCGACCAGGCAGGTGTTCCGCACCGTAGACAGGCTGCGCCTGGAGATCGGCCAGCCAGCAGCTGCACTGCCGAACCTGGTGGCGAACCCCAGCGGTGAGCGCGGCGCCTGGGGCTACACCATCGCCAGTGCGAACACGTTCCTGACCAGCAACCGCAGCGCGAAGGACTACCGATCCGGTGGCACGCTCACGCTGTCCAGCGGTGGCGTGGCTGTCCCCAGCAGCGCCGTCGTCCAGGTGGAGACGGAGCCCCAGACGGTGGTCCCTGGCCACCACGTCGGCGGTGGGTTCTACCTGGTGACGCCTGGTCCCACCGTGTCCGGCGTGATCTTCGCTGTGCGCCTGGTGTTCCGTGACGCCGCTGGGCAGCAGATCGCCACCGGCTCGCCGTACACCATCGGCGTCGGATCGACCCCCAGCCGGTTCGGCATCCCCCAGGCGGTGGCGCCTGCCGGTGCTGCGACGTGCCACCTGCGCGTGGAACTGACCTGCCCCAGCACCGCCGTACGTGAGTGCCAGTTCCGTGAACT